AATTTAAAAGAATGCCCCAAGTAAATCCAAATGATGGGCAAATTGATTATAGATTTAATATTTTAGGAAATGATGAAGACTANTTTCTTCCTGTTAGAAATGCAAACACNCAAACGGGGATTGATACCCTTCCTGGGGCAACGAACCTTGATGCTATTCAAGATATTGAGTATCTGAGAGATAACTTATTTACTGGTTTGGGTATACCAAAACCATTTTTATCATTTCAAGACGCTTCTGGTGGTGGTAAAAATATGGCACAATTTGATGTGCGTTTCACGAAAAAAATTAATAGAATTCAGCAAGCAATGATCCAAGAATTAAATAAAATGGCAATGATTCATTTATATTTACTTGGATACAGAGATGAGGATTTAGGTAATTTTACTTTAACATTAACCAATCCTTCAACACAACATGAATTAATGAAGGCTGAATTATTCCGTGAAAAGGCACAAACATATCGTGATTTAACAAGTACTGATAGTGGTATTGCTGCAATGTCACATACACAAGCAAAACGAACATTATTCAATATGACCGATATGGAAATTGTTAGAGACCTTAAAGAACAAAAACTTGAAATGACCATTAAACAAGAACTTCAAGATTCACCAGTTATTATCAAACAAACGGGTCTATTTAAAGATATTGATGATAGATATGCAGACGAGGATCCTGCAGAAGCGGGTGAACAACCACCAGAAGATGATGGTGAGGGTGAAATGGGTGGACCACCAGAAATGGGTGGTGATACCGAGGGTCCCCCACCCCCACCCCCAGGTGAAGGTGGTGGAGAAGAATTAAGTGAGAAAAGTAAAATGAGTTTTAATGAATACTCAAAATATTTAGAAAACTTTTTAGGTAAAATCGGTGATAAAACATCAAAGTTAAAATTTGAACCTAAATCAATCATAACTGAATATGATGAAAAAAAGGATGAATTAAATTATAGCACAAATACAATGATAAATGAGATTAATGATTTTTTAAAAGATGATTGTTTTAAAAATAAGAACTATAATGATGAAGAAAATTTTGATGAAATTGAAGACATCAATGATATTGAAATAAATGAGTAATTTTTTTTAAAAATAAGAGTATTTATATATAAAATCTTCTATATATGGCTAATATAAATGTGGGTACAACAACGCTTATCTTATTCGAAAAACATAAAAAAATGTTTTTGAATGATGAGATATTAAATGAATCAATGGCGAATTCATATATAACTGAAACGAACAGGTTATTAAATATAATATTGGAATCACCAATATTAAAAACCGAATTAAAATTTATTAATAATATTCAAAATAAACATATTGATAATGATATATTAGCATCTAGATATGTTGATGATAATGTTAAATTATTTGAAGTATATACAATTGATGAGGTTTTAAAAGAAAGAAAAAAATTAAATGAGTTTTATGATTCGAACATCATTAATAAATTAAAAGACTCAAAACAATTAAATTTATATGATGCAATTGATGGTTTAATCATTGAATCATTAAAACCACATGAAGATATTAATGTAGATGTCTTACACGAATCATTTAATGTTGTACTTAATCACATTAAAACACCAAAAAACAAAGAAAATAAAATTAATGAATCCATTAACGTTCAAAATCTTGACGAAGAAATCATTAAATTAGCTGTAGATAAGTATAATGAAGAGTTTTCTCAATTGACAAGTGAGGATAAGAAGTTTATAAAAAAATTGATTAATACAAATGATATTGAAAAAAAGAAACTTTTTGAAGAAGAAAAAAATGAATGTTTAAAACTTTTAGAAAATATGGATGAACCACATTTAATAACCAGAAAAGAAAAAGCAATTGAAAAAGTAAAATTAATGGAATCTACTGATGATAACATTAATGATCAACTTATTAATCTTTATGATTTAAAGCGTGGTCTTCTTTAATTTAAACTACATAGTCTGATTCGGTACCAATTCTATTATAAAACATAATAAAATCATCAACTCTTTGATTTAAACCATTAATTCCTCCATTAACTTTTCTTGTAACACTTTCTATTGTTTGATAATCTTTACCACCATCAGATGTTCGATGTATGTTATTGACATCAAAAAACCATAACGCTGATAATAGAGCATATTCTTCACTTGCAACCAATTCTGGGTTATCAACAAAGTTTTCATCCATGGCATTTCCGAATGCTTCATAATTATTTCTACCAGTTAGTTGAATATAACCCCTACCTCTGTATTTCCAACCCTCTTGACTAGTCTCATCACCATTACCCATTCTATTCGCATAAACTCTTGATGCAATTTTTTCTGGTTTTCCAGCATATTCAGATACGTTATCTAAAGTAAAATATTCTGGAAACGTATCCAATAAACCAGCCTCACTATAATTAAGATTTTCTGTGGTTATTCTAAAATTAGCACTTTCATGTTTTATTTGAGATAAAAAATGCGCTAATCGTAAACCACTTGTTATACCATATTCTAATCCTCTTTCATTTAACTCATTAATAAGGTCTTTTGAAATTAAACCACCTAACCTATTATAGTGATGTTCTTCCAATGGTTCTTGCATATCTTCAATTGCAATACCCTCATTTATTTCTCTTGAATATTGATCACCAACTTGAGAAGTCCCACCATCATAACCAAAAATTGCATATGGTTCTCTCACTCTTGGTATTGGGTATTTTAATATTTTTGTTCCTTCAAATGTTGTTGTAGCATGGTTTGGTTTAATATTATGTTCAACATTAAGTATTACATATGCACCATTAAATATTGGTATATTTTCTAATTGAAAATATTGTGATGGTTGTATCATCATATTTCCGAGGGTAGTTATCGTTGAACTATATGCCCTATTTTCATACATATTATATAAATTCTGACCTTTAGGTACAGGTGCTTGCATCTTATTATCACCAGCAATTCTTGATAATATTTGAATAGATTCATTTGTTTCTGGAAATTCATTTCCCTCAATTTTAATATCTGTAAACATTGATTGATTTTGTTCACCAAAACGAACTCTAAATGCATTAACCCTTCTCCAACTAAAATCCTTTATTCCACTCATTTGTGAATCATCATTGAAATCTTGTAATTCTTCACCTCTACTAAAATCATTAACACCTGGATTTAATAAATCAATAATTGAATCATCTTTAAATTGTCCATCACTATGCTTTTCAATTCCTGTTGGATAACTTGATGTACCACCAATATACATACAAACAAACATTGGTCTATGTTCAGCTTTTCCTGTGGTATCAAGAATAAACGATTCATACCATTTCGTTCTATCATGTATCATAAAATTTTGTAGTGGAAAAAATTCAAAACCATTTAATGATAATATTTGTGATATTGCTGTAAAAATTGTTGCATCTGGATTATCCAATATTTCTAATAATATTTCAGGATTTATAATTGTATCATCAATTGGACTCATTGTTCTATCAACGAAAACAAAAGAATTAATCAATCGTTTTCTACCGTCTGTTCCTGCATTAGCAAACGGATAACCATTTCTATTAACACCATCTAATACACCATCAATTCCAGCCAACCATTTATCATTAATGTTTTTCATCGAATAATAGGTTTGTGTTCTAATATCCTCATCCTCTATTTGTTTATTAAACTTTTCTTCTTTTTCTCTAACATCATCCTCACTATCATCAATATATTTATATAATTCATTAAAAAAACCAACAAAATATCTTTCAAACAATTCATTTAATTTATCATATGTCGATTTAAGGTTATCGGAAATATCGTCACTTGGATTTAATATTGAATTAAGTGATCTATAATTTGAATCTATTTGTATTGGTAATAATGGATTATTTGAAACAGCAATTTCTGAATGAATTAATAAATATAAATAATTTGATAAGTTTTTTGTTTGATTTGAAAAAATTATTGAATAATTAAAGTCTTCTTCTTTGAAATAATCAAAAAGTGTTATTGGATTATCTGAATCACCATGATCGATTATAATCTCATCAAATTTAACATTAATAATTTCTTTTATTTCATTAAAAAACCTATCATATTCTCCTGTTTGGTTGAAAAATAAAAATTCTTTTTCCAACAATTCTCTATCTTTTACTGATAATCTTTTTTTCAAATCAGATATGTCTGAAATAATTCTTAACCCCCCCGATTTAATTGTTCTTCTTACTCTTGTTAAATAAACAGATAAATCATGTGATAAATCTTCATCTTGGTAATATTCATATGATGTATCATCTTCAAAAAACTTTTTACCAAGATCTGAATCTAAGAAATTTATAAAATCATTAATTCGATTAGTATTAATTAAATGTGATAATGCACCAAGATAATAAATTAAAAACCTTGGCATTTCAGATACAATTGGCNTACTAAATAATGTATCGTTAAATCTATTATTAAAAAATGATAATGCGGTTCCATAGCAAGATAATAATACTATTGATGTTATTAAATTATCATAATTTTCGTTTTCAGTATTAAATAATTGTTCATATAATTCATTTTCTCCTTTTTCATTATATAAATAAATTAAAAAACTCCCGTCAATTAATGGACGAAATATGTTTGACTGAGACAATCCATTAATCTCACTTTTTCGATCATATTTTCTTTTTTCAACATTTAAATGAACCAAACCGTAATTACCATGTGTAAGTAAATATTCTTTTATTGTATTTAAATCATCATCACCATCACTTCTTATTTTTTTATTACCGTCCCCATAAAAAACGTTACCATCTTTTGCAAATAATGGTGTTCTTGAACGTCCATCATAAATTATATGTCTTGTTGTATTCATTTCAGTATTTTCTAAATCTGAAAGATAAAAAAGATTTTGTGTTGTAAAATTAAAAAAAACTTGTGGTTCATGCACACCCAAAAAATTAGCAAACCAATTTTGAAGTTTTTCCCAAGTTCCCTCTGGTTTAAATTTTCTAAGATAATCATAAATTGGTCCTTCACCAATAATTTCATCATCCTCATCCTCTCTTATTGATATATCACCCCTAAAAATTGTCATACCAACATAATTATCATGTGTTTTATCTCTATATATATCAATATCCGAGCTTTGTGATAATCTAAAACTATTTGGTGCTTCGAGTGTATTAAAATTATAAAGTTCTGGAATGTTATTTTCCAAAAAGGTATAAAATTCATTAATGTTATTCTTAAACGTTCTAGCATCTTCTTTAATTAATTCACTAATATCTAAATCTAATAATGAATGTGCTAAATTTGATGCTTCTGAAGATGAATATAATTCTAGTAATGGTTCGTTTTCTTTAATGGTATCTAAAGAAAATATTTGTTGTGTTAAAATGTAAAATCTTTTTAATATTGTTTCATATGTTAAAATTTGTGGATTGTTTGTTCTTAATATTCTAAAATAGGGTGATTTTATTTCACTTAATAAATAACTATCTTGGGGGTTTAACGGAATCCATACTTTTTGCCCATCAGGACCCGTTTCCATTCTTTTCATAAACAACTCACGTTCTCTCATTTGCTGTTTAAATGTTTCAATAAACCCATCAACCAAATCCATTTCAGGAAATCTATAACTATATTGTTTTTCAATTTCTGTTGGTGATGTTCTAACATCTTTACTTTCATTTGTTCCCGAAATGGGTTCATCTTTTGTTATAAGAGGAAAAGGATAAATTTTATCGGTTGTATCTTTATATCTTCTATCATCACCAATTAGATTAATAAGTTCATCATTATGTTTAGTTTCTGCCATTCCAGATGTTTTCCATAAAAAATTAAAAAACGTATCAACATCATTTAAAATCAATTCAAACACATTATAAATCGTGGGTCTCATACCTAAATGAGTATGAATCATTTGATTAATTTTTGTGTTCATTTCATCTGCCGCATCCCTTCTCTGTTTTTCAAACCTAGTATTTTTTTTATATATATCAATATAGATTTTACTCAAATCGGCATATATATATGTATATTTATCACCAGTTTCTTTACCTTCTCTTATATTATAAGATTGATCAATAATTGTGTCTATTGTAAAATTATCGTTAATTCTTATATTTAAATTTTCATTAGCACTCTTTAGAAACCTCTTAATAATCTCTTCAAGTTTATTACGTATTCTTAAATAAGAATTGGGGTGTCTTAAATCTATTGAATTTTCTCTAAAACCCAAACATATTTTTTGATTTAAATTTTTTGGTATGTCACCACTAAAAGAATTTAAATAATTATCATATTCTTTAAAATTTTGAATTTTTTTATATTTAGATAAATCCCTATTATTATCTCCAAGAATTTCTTCATTTGTTAGTAAAAATAGAATTGGTGTTTTATAATTTGTTATAATTCCTGACACATTAAAATTATTTAGTCTACTAATAATTCTACTAATGTCTGAAATGTTTTTTGTGGCATTTTCATGTATTTCACTATAAATTTCAGTGTTTTTCTTTTGTTTAATTGCATGATATAAACTTTTTAGTTTAATTATTAAGTCATATGTGTTTTCTGGTGGTGTTCCAGGTTCAATATTATACCCATCATACCCCGAATCAAGCAGTGGAAAATTTATAATATATCTAAATAATACATCTGAAAGTGGTGCATAAGTAATTCCAACAAATTCGGCATCAATAACAAAATTACCACTGTCTGAATTAAATTTTGATGTATATTTTATCAAATGAAGAATATATGTTAATGTTTTTCCATAATAACCCTTTACCGTTAAAGTAAATATCGGTGGGGGAAAATCAAATATTATTCTATATGGTGATTTATCATTATTAAAAAATGAATATCCCCTTATATCAGTAAATTCAATAGATATTTGTGGTATAAATGATGCGTTTGTTTTAATTCTAATGTTTGTGATACCAAATGTTTCTGTTTGACCACCACCATCAAGATCAGCATCATGCCATTCGGTAGAAAAAGCACCAAAATTGGGGTTATTTTTATCCTGATTAACACCCATTAGATTAACATTAATCGTATCATCTGTTCGTGTATCAACCACACCACCACCACTCATTAATATTGTTCTTCCCCTTCTTCTGGCACTTAATTCCGCTAAAATGTGCATGTCTTCGTAATCTGGTATTGCATTTGTTTGATTGGGATTTACATTAACCTTATTCGGATCAACTAATCTAACCACACCCGATTCTTCAATTGCTGAATTTATAAAATCACTACTCATTACTATATATATTTTTTAATAAATAGAATCAACTAAATAAAAAAAAATGAACTATTTATATTAAAATTTCTAATATGACTAAAATATTAAATAAAAATGAAACGGGATATGGTATACTAATTGAAAGAGATGCTGGTGGAATATTAAAAGAAGATCTTAATACCATTATCAATGAAAATTTTGAACCAAAAGAAAATGAACCAATATTAATAAATTGTGTACTTCAGAAATGGGGTGTAAAAAATAATAATGGAAGAATATACCCAAAAGAAGTTTTAATTGATCAAATTAAACAGTATGAAAAATTAGTTAATAATAACTCTGCACCAAGCGAAGCCGACCATCCAGATTGTGTATCTGCATCAGAATCAATGATTTGCACAAAAAATGGTTGGAAGTGTTTTGAAGATATTTCAAACGATGAAGAGATTTTAACTTTAAATACCGAAACAAATGAAATTGAAACCCAAAAAATAACCAAAAAAATCTATGAGAAATATAAGGGTAAGATGTATAAATTTACGTCAAACAATCTGAATTTGACGGTGACACCCAATCATAGATTTTTATTAGAGAATTCAAGGGGTGAGCGTTTCTATGAAACAGCAGAAAATATTTATAATGATGTTAATAATGTTTTAACATCAAAGAAAAATAAGATACTAAAAAGGGGTGAATGGAGTGGTAAAGACTATAAAAAATTTGTTTTACCTGGTGTTGACACAAAAAAATTCAGTTCGAGATTAAGAAAAGATCTAAGGGAAAAATATTCACAACCAATTGAAATCGATGCTGATTTATGGTTTTCTTTTTTGGGGTTATATTTTGCTGATGGGCATTGTTCTGGTGTTAAGTCTAGTAAATATAGAGTAAGGGGATATAATGTTTGTATTACACAAAAAAAGGAAAAACACTTAAAAAAAATTAATGATTTATTAGAAAAACTACCCTTTAAGATAAACAAAAATATTTATGAGGATGGGAAAATACAATATAATATTCATGATGCAAGATTGTATGAATATTTATACGAATATGGTTATTCATACAATAAAAAAATACCCCTTGAAATAAAAAATGCGTCTAAAGATTTACTTGAACAATTTTTTAATTGG